TCGTCACAGATTGCCAATCTTTCCGCGATTTGTTCTTTCGTGCAGATCGGCATCCCTGCCTTCACAAAAGCTGCGGCAGATATAGCGAATTTGGTTGCTTTATCGAACAGGTTCATTTGTTAAAATCTTAAACATTTTGGCTGCGATTTCACCATCCGAACCATCTTCGGAAAACGCAACCTGTGCATTGCGAATGCAACGCAATGCCTCGTCCAACTGCGTTCGCAAGGAAGCCTCCCGCTCCGCGCCCATCGCAAGCAGGCGCGACTGCTCATTACATTCGTTGGTCGCCTCGTCGCGTTCGCTTTCTGCTTTTTCTGCTCGCTTCAAAACACAAAAATATGCAGATACCAAATCAGAGTGCGAAGATGCCAAACTTGTGTCGGTGTCTATCATTTGAACCAGTCCTTAAAATGTCCGAAATCTCGGGGTTGAGTTACATTGGTGCTTTTCCCACATACATCGCACTTTCCGTAATGCCAGCAGGAAACTTCTTTCTGTTTTTGTCCATGTTTTTGTCCACACGGTTGGCACACCCAATACGGGTATTCTTTTACTTTTTTCATTTTTTCTTGGCAGTAAAGTTTTCCAGCAAAGCAAACGATGGACCGTGCTGTGCCGCCAGAGTATCGTCGTAATCAATCCACAGTCCAAGTTTCATCGCTTCCTCTTCGGACCACACCACCTTCGCAAACTTTAAATTATACTGCGAAATTAAATGATCGTGCTTCCCACCGTAGCTTGCCTGCAAAACAAAATTCGGTGGAATGTCATTAATGCGATTAATCCAAAACGGGAGGCTTTTGGTAAACGCATAAAACCTGACATCCTCTTTGCTGCGTATAAATTCAAGCCACCCGTCAAAGTAAGCCTGCGAGAAAAAATCTCCCGCAGAGTGAATCCTGATTAACCTTGCTTTGCGCGGAAATGCCATTTCCAACACTTTTTTCACATCGCCCGCACCCTTGCCCTTCACCGCATCGAAATTTGCCCACAGACGCTTCCTGACGCTTGGGTACCTTTCGGTCATTGCAGAATAACAACGGAACTTCATGTTTTCTCCGTAGGAAATCTTGCCGCTTTCCTTATCTGCCTTCGCCAGACACTCGCTCGCCGCAGGACAACTCCAGCCACTTGGCAAATTCCAACTCCACGCACTCGGATCAAAAATGTATCTGTTCGCTTTTGTAAATGCTGGATTCATGCAAATGCTGCCTTCTTTAGTTTATCTATTGGTAAATTCAATGCATTGCAGATCATGCTAAAATGCTTGCTTTTAATAAAATGTATTGCTTCGTTCTTCGCATTCTCCGCAGTCATCTTTGTATACCTTCTCAAATATACAGGATTGCTTTGAGCGTCTTCAATTGCTTGCTGTACAATAGCACACAATATTTTTCTTGTGTACATTATCTCGTTTTCTTCTGACTGGTTTCTCATTGTAAAAAGTATGCAACTCTTAACTTTGATCCTTCATGCGTAAAATCCAGCCACCCGTTCGCAATCGCTTTTGCATTCCACAGAGCATCCACGGGAATACTTTTCCACATACTGTCCCACACCCAGATCTTGCCTTTGTACCTGTAAACGCAAACAGCATGAGTCCACTTGTCGGCACCGATAATCATAACATCTGCCTCAATGCCGACATTCTCCAACCCCTTCTCCATCGCAATCGCTTCAGGCAAACAAGCGTTTTTGTACTTACCCACCCAGTCAGGTGAAGCAATATGCTGCTTATCGCAGCCCAACAACACCAGCAACATCAAATATAAAATTAACCATCTCATATTCCAAATAATTCCATCCATTTTCTAATTTTCAATTTCCAGTCATAATTCCTGTACGCGAATTCCTGAACTTCCATGCACTTCTTCCGAAACTTATCAGGATTCGCTTTATAATAACTCAAATATTCACGGGTCTTCTCCACAAATTCCCCTTCCTCCAACGGTGCCAGCAACCCACCAATCGGAGCGTGTTCTGGCAGATACCCGACAGGAGTGCCAATCGGCAATCTTCCGCTCGCCGCAGCCTCCATCATTGGCAACCCGCCTGCCTCCTCCATGCTCGTCTGCAAAATGCAATCGACAGTTCCATAATAACCCGCCATCGCAAGATGATTGTAAAATTTGTGCCGCTTCAACTCCAGACCCATTCCATCCAGAGTTTTTTCAACAAGGCGGGGTCTTTTAATTTCTTGCCCAAACCAGTTCTTCGTCTCGTTCGCCCCACCATAGCCAACAACCCTCAACTCCCTCGCAGGATCTCGGATGTACTTTTTCACATGGATACCTAACGGAACAATTTTTGGCTCAACTGAAATTTCCCATTCTTTGCATTTTTCATACAAAATATTCGATATCACTCCAAACCCTGCCAAGTGCGGATAAAAATCAAAATCTGCCTGTGATTTAGCAAGCAATATGTCCCATTGCCCGTGCGCTACTGCAATTATTCTATTCAACGGAACCTCATAGTCCCTGTGCAATGTTAAAACTGCTTCAGGCATCGTCACGAACAAATCATGTCCGTCTCGAAATAATGCGAACTCTTCCTTCGTATACCCCACCGTCCAGTCCAACAAATTCGCGTACACTCCATGCTTCCACAACTCTTTCGCCAACGCATGGTGAATTGATCCAAATGCCCAACGGTTCTGCGTGAAGAATATTATTTTTTTCATTTCGTTAAATAGATGTCTTCTCCCCTCAATTCATGCTTTGGAAAATAGCTCCACAACCGCAGGCACAACTGCCCAAGTCGTTCAGTATTTCCAAAAGCAGGCACCCATTCGCACATCACACGATCCACCGACAGACCAGCATCGATGCAATCGGCAACGCCACTCAAGATCACATCGTCGTGACCCTCGGTGTCGATCTTCAGGCTTCCAATCGAATCGATCCCCAACTCCTTGACCAATGTCGCGAATGTCACGGTCCTGACCCGATCAATGCTCCACGCATCCTGACCACCCAGCAAATGCACCAATGTCGGATGCGGAGTGCCAATGCGGTTGCATCCTCTTACCCAGAACGGCAAGCCTCGTTGCGCGATTGTCTGTTCGCTCAAGTAATACACATCAATATCACCATCGCGATCCGACACCGCAGCGTTAACCTTCACCACACCATCCGCCGCAGGAATGCGATCCAGATAGTACTTCACAGGCTCAACAAGCAGATGATTCGCCTGAAGACCAACTGACCCATAGCCCAGATCGAAGTCGCTGGTGCCAATATCAACCCAATCGAATCTCATGGGTACCTCCTGAACATCGCATCAATCCCATTGCATGGACCGTACCATCCCTCGCCTTTGTAGACTGACAGCACATCCGCGAAGTACTTCTCGTACATTGGCGCAACATTCGTCAGAGAGAAATTCTCTGCCCAGATGCGGCAATCCCATGACTGGATTTCTCCAACAACTACCCGCCTGATTGCCTCAACAAAATCACCCATCGTCCTGCACCGATAGCCTGTCACACCGTGCAGATTGTTTTCCGCAAACGATCCCCAGTCCGTTGTAAGTGTCGGTGTGCCGCTGAACAGATTCTCTATCTGAACCCCACCAAATGGCTCGACATACATCGACGCAAGAATGCTGCCTCGCGCCTTGCTCATCAGTTCCTTTCGTTTCGCTGCGTCAGCGTAGCCGACATATTCGACATGAGATGGCAGATGGTAGCCTTCCTCTTTCTGTCCTGCGATTACCAACTTCACTCCAGCCCGCTCCGTTGCCTGAATCGCCACATCAACACCTTTGCCACCGTAGACCCTGCCAAGGTACAGGAAGTAGTCCTCCTTCTCGTCGTTGCCTCGGTACTCGAAATCCTCTGGATCAAAGTAGTTCGGGATGACCACCTCGTACCAGTCCTGCCGACAGGTGCCGACATTCTGAAGTCCACAGTAAGCGTGATAAATGGCATAGCTTTCAAAGACCTTCCACCTCGCCCAATGCCCGCCTGCGTAGCCAATGCCCGGCTCGACGCAGATCAGGTCTGGATGGGCATCGCACACGGGACGCACACCAGCACCCCAGAATGGCAGGATAAAGTCGTGCTGCCGCTTCCGCTTGCCAACCTCGCGGATAGCGTTGTCGTAAAACTTACGATATGCCAAGTCGGAGGTATCGAACTTAAAAAAGGTTTTGCGCCAGTCATGTGACCCATAGGATTCCATGAAGTCATCATTGGTGAGTACCGTGATATGTTCGGTACATTGTAGGTTAGCGTCTTCGTGTCCATAGTGCAGCACCTCATGCCCTCGCTCCACCATCATCTTGCCAAACTTCACGACCTTCTGCGTGTAGGCACAGGCAGAGAATTCTTTGCTTGTTACCGTGTGGGGAAGCCCCAGAACATGGAACCTCATAGTGTCACGAATTGAGGTTGCGCCACAGGACAGACCGCAGCCTGCTCCAGCTTGAAGATCCCGAAATAGGCAGCGGGATACATTGCTGCCAGACGCTCCGCTTCTGCCTTTGCGGAGTCGTAGTCGCAATGCAGTACGGTTGGAGTCTTGCCCTGATAGATGCTCGTTCGCCCATTGCTGTGGGTCATTCTGATTATTGTGTACATGGTGGTTATTGTTGGTCTTCCAGCAGCGTCAGGAAGACAGGAGTGGATTCGCCCACCCATGATCCCTCGACATTGAACTGAAAGTATTCCTCTGCCCCTTCTGGCTCCATGCCTTGATTGACGAGAATGTTGATGCAGGCAGTCCTGTCGTACACAGCAAGCTGCCGCCCGAATTGGGTGCCTATGCCCAGAAACGCCCGCTCAAACCCGTCAGCAAGCAGTACCTCTTCGTCTCCTACGATACCAGTTACAATCTTGTTAAGTGTTTCTTTTTCTGATATGTCCATAAAATTATGATTGTACTAACTACTATGTGGATTATTTGATGTTATAGGTTGTTACCCGTGTCTAACTGCATGATATTTATCGACATACCTCTGGATTGCTTCCATGTGTGCTTCTGCCTGCTCCCGCCCATCAGGCGTATCATTATAGGTATGTTTGAAGTGTGGTAATGGAATAACTGGCGATCCTCGCTCCAGTCGGGGTCCGACAGGCACATCGTTGAAACAGATCGTCAAGCGGATGCTCAAACTCATTCCAGTTGCCTGCTCTCTTCGATTTTAAGCGGGATTGTACTGCGTGACGGCAGCGAGAATGACAGGGACACCGAATTGTTGCCTGTTTGCTCCACCTCAACCTTGTCACCGTATTTTTTGGGGGCGAGTTTGCTGGAAGCCCACTTGAGTGCGTCCATGCGAAGCCTGCCTATTGCTGCATCGTTGCTGGAGAATGCTTCATCCACGATCATCTCTGCGTAATAGTCCGCTTGTTTCACACGCGCCTGTGCGTATTGGTCCCGAAAGTCTTCATTTTCGTCTAACCATCTATAAATAGTAGAACGCACGGGGAGGTGATCATCAGCAAGAATTGAGCGGAGGGTTTCACCATGAGCAAGACGATCACAAATTTCGTCGCATATTTCTTTTGAGAATACAGTAGGTCTGCCTAATTTTTTTTCTGTGGAATCGTTATTTTGGTCTTGACTCATTGTTTTTTGGGTGTGTAGAATTATCAACAGACAGGCAACTTTGCCCGTCTATTGAGGTAGTGTTTATGCGGGTCTGGAGGTGGAGTGCGATATCTTCGATGGCATGAAAAAGGTTGAAGAGAGCGTATTCACTTTTTGATAAATAAGGTGGTGGTTGCGCTTCGCCAGAGATTATGTCTCTGCCGATTTTGCAGGAGAGTTTGGCGCGATAGAGTTCAGGTGTTGTGTTGAGTTCTTTGGTGATTTGGTTTTTGGGCTGAAAACGATTTGGACGGTTGTTCCTTCTTCGTGTTTGTGTTTGCATTTGGATTGGATGAATTCGGAGGTGATGGAGGCTGGGTCATCGTCAGGAAGGATGCCAGCATAGCGCAATTGATCGGTGAGAGGTTTGGTTCCTCCAACAAAGTTGTCGAAGTCTTGGAGTTTTGTAGCAGTTCGATTAATGCGGAGCGTAATGCTGAAGCTGCTCGTTTTTTGTGTTTGTGGAGATGGGACCAATGGTTGGACAGGATCGCATTGAGCGATGGGGTCAGGTAGTCTTGGAGATGGAGGGTGAGGGTGGTACTGCCCGTCTGGGTGCAAGTAGTAACCGAGCTTTGTGAGTTGTTCATGTGACCACATTGTTAAAAAGGAGGTGTCCCGCTTTTATGCGGTTACGGGACGGGTGAAAGTGATGACCAGCACAATAACCATGGGTGCCGCCGCAGTACCCAATTTTTTCATTAGAACGGGATGTCGTCCTGTTCTGCGAGTTCCTTTGTTGTTTTCTTTGGCGCGGGTTTCTTGCCGCGATTGAGAGGGATTTCCTTGGAGAGATCTTTAGCGATCAGCATAGAGTTCGCTTGGGATTCTTCATTGCTTCCTTCCGAGTCAACGATGTTGCGGATCCACGCTCCACGGTATTTTGTTTTGCCCTCTTTGTCGGTGGATTCTTGGACATCGACTTTGCAGAGTTTGTCCACGAAGTTGATGTGTTCCCAGTCCCAGTCGATGCCGAATGCGTCTTCCAGTTGAGCGATGGTGCGTTCGGTTCCTGTTTTGCCGTCCTTGCCGACATTGTCGTTGATATTGCCGTACCAAACGCACTCCTTGCCATCCTCGCTGCCGCCTGCGTCTACGACGAGGAGCGGGACGCGGATGAATCGGTTTCCGTTTTTGGAGGTACCGAACCAACCGTTGG